CTGCTCCAACCTGTGCGCCACATTTCATCAGTGGTGTTTAGGTTTGGTGATTGGGCAACAAGCACTCGTTTTGAAAACCAATCAAGTTCATTAGGGAAGTCACTTGCGTTGTTATCCCAATAAAAAGGAAATATCAAATGCCGCATTGCTCGTTTTTGTATTACGCTCAATTCCCTTGGGTCAGGCTTATCAAGGTCATTGTCCAACTCAGGGCTTAATGTCCACTCATAATCTATTTCAATATCATTGCTAAAATAGAAGCTGGTTCCATTAGGCCAAACGCCTGTCTTGCCATTCCATGCGTTATCAAACTCAGCTACCGCCGTAAACATAAAGTGTCCATTTAGCCGTTGTATCAAATACCCAACCTTTAATGGTGCTTTGTTTTCTTCATCAATTAACTTGTCTGGATATTTTTCTTTGTAAGCGTCTCTCAATACGTCAACTCTGTGATATTCATTCCACTCAATAAACATAGTTTCAAATGGCGGTATTGCTCGTTGAGCCATTTTCACTAAGTTGCGTGGGGTGTCCAAGCTGGAATAAGCGCAATGCTCAACCAGTTTTTTATCAAGCACAAATCGCTGTGCATCAATCATGGTTCGCTGCAATAGTCTGCGATTGCCTTCTGTGTATCTGCCTTTTTTGTAATTGTGTATTCCTCGTTCTGGATGCGCCAGTGCTGCTAAAAACGTATTTGCTAAATTTGGTTCATTATCTTCAATCATTTTGGCCTCCGTGGTTTAAAGAAAGAATAGTATCGGGAGTGAACAGAACATTGCCATCCCTAATACGCCCATTGTAATTTTAAAAGCTAACATCATTTTTTCTCCGTGGTTTAGTTTGTTAGATATGCGTATCTGTCTTTTAATGCGGCAATTCCATCAGCTACTAACTGGTCAGGGTTCTTGCCAATCTGCTTGTAAAAGCTCGGATGCTGGTTGGCTTCATGCCCTAAACGTATCTGTTCTTTGTGTTCGCCTAGCCTTGGAAATTTAGAGGCTAGTGATAGGGCTTTTAAGTAATCGCCTTCTCTCAATAGCTTTTCTAATTTTGTGCTTGCGGTTATCATTTTTTACTCCGTGGTTTTCGTTGCTTACTCATTATATATCGCACACCTGTTTACCACTGTCAACACACAAAATGAAATAAATAAAAAAAATCTTGCGATAAAATATTGGCTGGGTTTATGTTGTTTAACCACGAATGACCAAAGGAGCTAACATGAGTTGGGATGCAGTAGGGCTGGCGGCTAAAGCCAAGTGCCAGAACCCAACCGCCAAGTTGGTATTGATTATGATAGCCAACTACGCGGATGAGAACTTTTCCAGTTACCCTTCATACAAGAAGCTATCAGAGCTTTGCGGCTGTGATGAGCGTACCATACAGAGGGCAATTAAGAGCCTTGTGGCGGATGGTATGGTTGAGGTGACGGCTAGGTATAATGATGACGGCAAGCAAACCAGCAACACCTACACTCTAAAATTGAGTAGGGGTGACAATATTGCGGGGGTGGGGGTGACAAATATGCCCCCCAATACTATCAGAGTTAAACAACCTAATAATACAAAGAGGGGTGACAAATATGCGCCTGACTTTTTGGAGTGGTGGAACGCATACCCGCGCAACGATGGTTCAAAAGCAAAAGCCTATGAAGCATGGATGCGAGTAACGGACAGGGATATAGGGGTTAGGGATTTATTTTTAGCTACCTGTAGCTTTAAGCGCACCACGCATGGTAAAGATAAGAAATACATTCCCCACGCGACCACATGGCTGAATCAGCGGCGTTGGGAAACTGTAGCAGAGGCGCAAGCCATAACCACGAATAGAAACCAACTGGCGGGATAACCAATGCAAAAATTAATTGATAATAAAATACAGTTACGCAACTGGAAGGTTGGTGACCATAAAACCACTTGCCCAGAATGTTCACACATGAGGCGCAACAAAGCAGACCAATGCCTTTCAGTTACCATAGAGCCTGATGGCGGTGCGGTTTGGAAGTGTCACCATTGCGAATGGGCTGGGGCTGTTGCTGGGGCTAACTACAAGCCCGATGGGCAGTATGTAAGGCCAGTGCAATACAAACGCCCTACACCGCCCAAACAGGCCGATGCAGAGAGCCAGCCAATGCTTGAATGGTTTAAGCGGCGGGGTATAAGCAAAGATACTGTAGCGGCGTTTCAGATTACTAGGACAAGCAACTGGTTTGGAAATGGTGAGGAAGCCTGTTATGCGTTCCCCTATCACAAAGATGGGCAACTGGTGAACATAAAATATAGAACCAAGGATAAGAAGTTTAGGCAAGAGAACGGCGCAGAGCGTACCCTGTTCAATATGGATGCTGTCAAAAAGTGGTGGGATGATACAGGCTCCAAGACAGTGATATTCGTTGAGGGTGAAATGGATGTGCTTTCTATGCACGAAGCTGGTTTCTCATATGCTGTATCATTACCAGATGGCGCACCCAAGACCGCAAAGTTTGATGAGAGCGATAAGCGGTTCCAAGCGTTGCAGAACTGCGAATGGTTGCATGAAGCAGAGAAGGTGATTGTTGCTGTTGATGCAGATGAGGCAGGGCAAGCGTTAAAGCTGGAACTGATACACCGTTTTGGCAAAGACCGTTGTTGGACTATTGAATACCCAAACCTTCATGATGTGCCATGCAAGGACGCCAATGAATGTTTAATGGAGCATGGAGCCGAGGTTTTAAGGGAGATAATAGGATTGGCGGCTCCACACCCCATAGATGGATTATACACTGTCAGGGATTATGAGAAAGAGGTTTTGAATATTTATGACGGCAATGTGCAGAAGGCATTGTCTACAGGGTTCAAATCTTTGGATAATATTTACAAGGTAATGCCATCCACATTTGCTGTTGTCACTGGTGTTCCCAACCACGGTAAATCAAATTTTATTGACCAGCTTGCGGTAAATCTAGCAAGGAACCACGGTTGGAAGTTTGCTGTATTCTCACCAGAGCATAGCACCGCCAATCATATAAGGCGGCTTTCAGAAAAGGTAATAGCCAAGCCATTTGATATTGGTCCAAGCCAGAGGATGAGCAAGAGCGAACTTATTGATGCTATGATGTTTCTGGATGACAAGTTTCATTTTATTGAAGCAGAGGAATCTGTGCCTAGCATTGATTGGTTGCTTGCCAAGGCTAGGGCTGCGTGTCTAAGGCATGGCGTGAAGGGCATTATCATTGACCCATACAACGAGATTGATGCAACTAGGGATGGCAACAAAAGAGAAGACGAGCATATCCGAGACTTGATAAGCAGATGCAAGCAGTTTTGTCGGACGCATGAGGTTGCGATGTGGATGGTTGCTCACCCCGCAAAGATGCAGAGAACACAAGAGGGCATAATACCACCGCCTAGCCTGTATGATGTCAGCGGGTCAGCCCACTGGAATAATATGGCGGATGTAGGGCTTGTTATTCACAGGGATTTTGAAACTGACGAAACCAGAGTGATAACCCGCAAGATTAGGGAGCAGGGGTTATACGGAAATATTGGGGAGTGTTTTTTCAAGTATAATTTAGCCAAGCACGTTTATGAGGAAACAGAACATCAAGCAGTGCAAAACTACTGGACAGACAACGATTAGGTGATATGATGTTTACGACTGCCAATTATGCTCCCAAGCGTTTTGGTTTTCGTGGTTAGAGAGGGGGGTTTGGTCGCCCCCCTTTCGCTTACTTGTAGCGTTTTGGTATATACCCATCAGCCGTATCATATTGCTCTGTAAATTGCAGGGCTTGTTCAAGGTACTTTGTATCAATATCAAAGTGACCATATCCGCGCCTGATGCCTTCATAATATTGTTGGGGCGGCATACCCAAACCATCACGGTTCATAACGTAAGCCATATAGACTTGCTCCGTCTTGCTGTTATGGAAGTATTCTTTCCTATACAGAGTGGGGTATCCTTCATATCGGTCTAGTGCTTTTTCGCAATCATTGGTTATTTCCCACAATCCGACAGGGCAAACAAATCCCTTGGCTGGAATAATATCTGCCACGCCCTTAAACACTAGGCGGTAATCAGGTAGCAATATATATCCGAGTGGCTTGGCGTTGGGGCATCGGTATTCCATTTGCCCCATATCAAG